TGAGAGTCAATCTTAACTTAACTCACAAAGAGATGCAAATGGAAAATGAAGAATTTTATGACGGTGTGACCGTTGATGATGTGGTGCAGTGGTTTGGTGGTGAGCAGGTTGTGTTAGCAAAGAAGTTAGGCGTCACTAAAGCAGCGGTGTCGTATTGGGTAACGGAAGGAAAGATACCGGCAAACAGGGCGATACAGGTTGAGCAATTAACCGATGGGGCAATTAAAGCGGTTGATTTACCAATAATTAAAAGATAACGAGGATTGAGTCATGAAAAAAGTCGAGGATAATAAAGTTAAAAATATTCATTTTTCAAGTACGACTGATTTGTGGTCTACACCGCAGGATTTTTTTGATAGGTATAATGCAGTACATAACTTTGATTTAGATGTTTGTGCGTTGCCAGAAAATGCGAAATGCAAAAAATATTTTACACCGGAAATAGATGGGTTAAAACAAGAATGGACTGGGGTTGTTTGGTGTAATCCTCCTTATGGTAGACAAATAAAACACTGGATTAAAAAAGGATATGAATCATCTTTAAAAGGCGCAAAGGTAGTGATGCTTATACCTGCAAGAACAGACACGGCGTATTGGCATGATTATGTTATGAAAGGTGAAATTGAGTTTATCCGAGGACGTTTAAAGTTTGGTGATTCTAAAAACTCAGCACCTTTTCCGTCTGCGGTTGTTATTTTTAAGGGTGAGTTATGACAGATAAACTTTATCGGATAAGTCGCGGAGATAAGAACAGCGCTGTCTGTCGCAATGTGGAGGTGACATGGGAGCGAATTTGCACGGTACTGGGTAAGCACAAGGTCGCAAAGACCAAAGAGCAGGAAGGCTGGTTCTGTGGCGGTGGGTTCAGTGGTGGTTATCGCAACACGGAGAACCTGCTTGGGCGTTCGATTTTGACCATTGACGTTGATGAATGCGCAATGACTAAAGGAGAGATTGAGTTCGAGCTGGAGATGACAGGCTTTGCGCTGGTTGCGTACTCAACATGGCGTAGTACAGATGACGCTAATCGCTTTCGTATAGTGTTGCCACTGTCACGGGAGGTCAGCGCGGAGGAGTATGTTGCCGTGATGCACTGGTTTGCGTCGGAGTTTACCAGTTTTATTATTGATGACAGTGCTTTTAAGCCTGCTCAGTTTATGTATATGCCAAGTGTTAGCGCTGGTTCGATTGAGTCGGCTTTCGTGATGGTGATGGAAGGCAGTGAGGTTGATGTGGATGTAGCGCTTGCCTTTCCTGTTGAAAAGCTGGTGCAGGGAACTGTCAAGGAATACTTGGCAGTTGAATTCGATGTAGATGATGACGCGGACGATATGCAGGGACTCTCGCTTGCACTCGCGCATGAACCAATTGATGTCAGTGATGCACTGGTTGAAGCCAATCTCGATGCACTCCTTGAATCGGCAGGTGATTACTCGACGTGGATTACCGTTGGGCAGGCATTGCATCATCAATATCGCGGATCGGATGATGGGAAACTACTTTGGCTGCATTGGTCGGCTAACTCGGATAAGTTCAACGCGGCAGATATTGACCGCAAATGGCAATCATTCAAGACGGAAAAGAAAGTGCGCCCGTTGACGTTTGCCACAGTGATTAAGATGGTCAAGGACAGTGGGGTAAGTGTTGGGGAGATTGTCGAGAAGCAGGTGAAAGAAATCTTTGTCACTGGGTCGGAAGGTCTGTCGGTTGATAATGATCGTGCATACGAGGACGTGCGCAATAAGTTGCGTAAATTACCACTCAGCGCTGTGACATTAACCAAGCGTCAGCAAATCGCACAGGACATTTACGACCGGTGGGGTAAAGGTGAGGGGATGACGAAGTCGGCTATCGTTCGTGAGCTTTGCCCACCGAAGAAGGGAGGACTGGTTGTTGAGGAGATGCCGTCGTGGTTGAACAACTGGGTTTATGTACAGCGCCCGATGGAGTTCCATAACTTAAAGCACGGCTACTCTATCAAGCGCGAAGCCTTCAACGCGGAGTTTGATCGCATGGATGAGTGCGTCGCAGCGGAAAGATCAGCATCGTCGATGGCGCTGGTTGATTGGAAAATGGATACAGTCATCGATACCATGTACTGGGCGAGTAAGAACGATGGGATTTTCGTTAATGATAACGATGGGTTGCGATATGTGAACTCATATAAGAAGCGCGGTGTGTTGCCATGTGAAATGATGGATGCCGATGGGTTGGTTGTTGTGGATATGATGCTCAAGCACTTGGAATTTACGCTGGTTGAACCTAAAGAAAGGGCGATACTGCTGGACTGGATGTGCCATGTTGTACAAAACATTGGCAGCAAAGTGAACTGGGCGGTACTTTTGCAGGGTACGCAAGGTGGCGGTAAAACATACTTTACTCGCATTTTGCAGGGGATACTTGGGTCGAATGCCACTCAGCTAGATCCGAAGCAATTTACGAAAGGAACGTTTTCGGGATGGGCGTATGGTTCGGTGCTGAATATCGTTGAGGAGATAAGGCTGTCGGGCGATAACAGGTGGTCGATTATCGATACGATGAAGCCATACATTACAAACGAAACGATACAGATTGAGGAGAAGTTTTCGAACTCTAGGACTGTTCCTAATTTTACGTCGTATTTTCTTTTAACCAATTACCAAGATGCACTGCCGATTACCAATGGGGATCGTCGTTACTGCGTTTTGTATAGTCGCTGTCAGTCGGAGGAACATTTATTTGCACTGCTTGGCGGTGAGCAGGAAACCAACAGGTATTTTGAAAAACTGTTTTCAGAAACAGACCGTCGCATGGATGCACTTTGCCACTACTTTATGAATCGGGTGATAAGTGCTGATTTTTCAGCAAAAGGTCGAGCGCCTAAAACCTTGTCGCGTGAAAAGATGATAGGGTACTCTGTGTCGCATGAATTTGAAGAAGTAAAAGATTTGATTGCACATTACCACTGCGGTGTGATTAATGAAAATATCGTCGATATAACACTACTGGGAAAACTTAATTTCGAGGAGTTCGATCCTGCTGTGTTGAAGCTACCAAAAACGTCAGCGCTTACTCGGATACTTTTACAGATTGGCTATGAGAAAGTACACAAGCGAATCGATGTGCCGACAAGCGACGGAGGGCGGAAAAAACACACGATTTGGCGACGTAGCACTGTAGATGAAGATGCGGTTATCAAGAAAGTTAGGGAGCATTACGGGATTTAAAATTTAAACTATGTCGCAGAGAAAAAACGCTAAATTTTATTTGCGACATAGTAACTATGGATTTGCGACATAGTTTGAAAATCACTATGTCGCACCTTCAAACCCTTATAAATACTACATTCTTATACTCTCTGCGACATAGTAGACATAGTTTTACTAATAATGGTTATGAGAAATATTTAATAGAAATATGGCTAAAATTGAATTGATTTATAAAAAATATATAAATAGAAAAAACTATGTCCACTATGTCGCTATGTCGCAGACAAAAAAGCCGGCAGTTAACCGGCTAATATTTTATTCTGATTCTAGTCCATGGTTTCGTGGATCATATTGCCTATGTCCAGCACGACCACCGCAACCTTCGCATTGAACAAAAACATCCAAAACTTTACCATCCTCATCGACGTATGTTTTTGCACCATCCATGGGATTGAGTGGCGCTGTCATATCGCAACCGCAATCTAAACATTTGTCGTAAGGCAGTGAACGGTATTTTTTGAATTCCATCATCGTCCGAATTGCTAAACTAACAAAAGCCGATTTTGATTTGAGTCCAGCGGCTTCGAGAAAATCAATCAAGTCACCTTGAAGTGATAGCTGATAGTGTCGTGATTTTTTGCGCGGATCAATTTTAGGTCTACCGCGTGAAACTTTTAGCGCCTTTGGGCATTTAACCTTCATCGGCTTTTTAGGTATTAGCATTTTTGATTTCTCCATACTCTGCTTCAAGTGATTTGTAAGCCGTCACATATTCTCTGTATGCTTGAAATAAATGAACATCTTCATCGTAAAGCATTTGGATATGTTCACTTGGTAGCGATTGGATGTATTGTTTATATGTCATCATGGTTTATTCTCCAGTTTCTTCAAAGATTCTAAACATTTCTGCAATTTCTGCTTCAGTGTAAGACATCGGATTGCGTGTCGGTTTTTCAGTAGATGGCGTGTAAGTCGCCCATAAATATATTTTCATATATTCTATGCGAGCGATATCAAGCGATAATTGTCGATGGTATTCGCCATTCACAAAATATTGCGGAATGGTGGCAGGGTCTGTTTCTTTCATAAATTTATCGTGGGGTATCATGGCTTATTCTCCCCACAACACAATCAGCTCTGCAACAAACACAACAGTAAAAATTGTTGTCAAAATTGATCCAACTACCACGTCGTAAAATGTATTCATTTGTGTATCTCCGGTTTAAGTTAATTAGTGCAATAGCGCACTGCATAACGGCTTAAAGATAAGCCGTTACACGCTGAACTATTCCCAGTCGCTGTAATCCTCCATGATATCCACTACACGCCCGCTAACGTCGATTAAAGCACCATTTTCATCAAGTATTTGCGTGTGTACCATATCGCCTATATCTTTTCGTGTTGCCATTGGGATAACGGTGTCGTTATCGAGTAACAAGGTAATCATTTCTATATCTCCGGTTAAATGTAATCTAATTCTTTGGCAATACGTCTAAGCGCTGTTTCAATATGATTGTCGTCAAGATACTGATAAAGAAAATCAGTAGCGGTAAAATGTAATTTTGCAGCTTTAAACAATCCCCATATAAAAAACTTTTCTTTGTTTTTGCCTAAATCATTTGCTTTGAATGCCAGCATTTGATCGCGTGGCAATGCTTTGATAGCGTCTTTCATTATGTTGTAGTGTGCCTGTTTCATTTTCATGCCTGTAATCTCCGTTTACCAGTTCGCTATATCAAGCGACAATTGTCTTCTAAATGATTGGTATGATTTAAAAATCATTACATTTATAGTTTCATAATTTTTTAAATAAAAATCAGTACCATCGTACCAAAAAGTTACTTTTAAATTGTTTCGATACAAGTCAATCATTTCATGGGTAATTCTAACGCCTGCGTGTAATTTTTTATTATCAATTCTAATTTTCATGATTCTAATCTCCCTGCTTTGTATTCACGAATAAACTTTTTAGCAATGTCTTTTGACTTGGTTAATGCTACTAAGCCGCACGGAAAGCAAACAGACATAATACGCACTCCGTTGTAGACAGAGCTGCAAATGTACTCGCCTTTATAGAATACAGCCCACGATGAATGGATTAGTGTTGTTTGGCGACGTGCCGCAAGTGTTTGCTGATAAGTTTTATTAAGTTTCATTTTATATCTCCAGTTATTTAGCAATTTCGTTAATGAATACAATATCGTTGTGGCTATAGCACAATCTGCAATCATTGCATTTTTGATGACAATTGATAGTGACGTTAGCGCTTAACTCTGATTTTTTATGTGCAGTGAAAACTTTGTCGTATCCTTCAGGCAGTTTTTCGACCTTGTTTTTCTTTGTGCTAGAGTGAATTAGAATCACATTAGCCGGTTTTGATACCATCTTCAAAACCTTCTTAATGATATCTTTGCGCTTAGTCCAGAATCCGAAAACAGTTTCGGGGTTTTTACGCGCAATATTGAAATAGTTTAAAACGTGTATTTCGTTATGCGCTTCCCCATAACTATCAAAACGCGCAACAGCAAAATTCAAACGCGGTAATTCAGTATCTAAAAGAATACGTTTGTACAAATCCGCATTACGTTCTAATGCAGGAGTTAAAGCAGGATACATTTGTTCATTACGCGCAGCGTAGCACGATGAACAAATAATAGTTTTGTCGTTCTTTGCTCTCATCTTGTTGCAGAAAGCATTTAATAAGGTACTAGTGTTGATTGATGGAATGAATTCCATTTTACCGCTGCCAGTCGTAATGTGAAGTTTAAAGGTCATTTGTATTCTCCGGTTTAGTTTATTTTATAAAAACGGTTATTTTTAACCGCAAATTGCAATGAGTCGTCTGTACCGTTCATGATGTTAAATACACTATCCACGTCAAGCGTATAACAACCCCCTCTCCCTTTCGCCCACTCTTTAATTGTTTTCATACTAGTCGATTCAAGTCTGTCAAAGTGATTGCCTTGAGCGTTTATAAGCGTTGCCATTTTTAATACAGTCATTTTATTCTCCGGTTTAAGTTAATTAGTGCAATAGCGCACTGCATAACGGCTTAAAGATAAGCCGTTACACGCTGAACTATTTGGCTTTTAATGCTGCTTCTTTCAATGCGCAGCCGTCTTGCATCGAATCTAAATGACATCCTATTGTTAGCCAGCGAACAAAATTGAATTGGTCAACTGATCCTTTTGCACCATCTAAGATAAAGTATTTCATGAGTTTCTCCGGTTTGGTTAAAGGTTAACGCTTGTCGCGTTGGTGATAGATTATTCGATGTAATTTAATTAATCAACTTTATTATTTTAGTTAATTAACTTTATTAATATTGTTTAGCGTAAAATTAATTATCGATTTTGCTAAAATGTTGATTTAATTGAAGAAAACCAATTGCAAATGATACTCGTTCTCATTTCAGCCTCTCCGCAATCATTGCCGGCAGCCTTCATTCTTAGCAATCTCTGCGGCTATAAATAGCAGGCACAAAAAAGCCTCACAGATATAAAACCTGTGAGGCTCTCTAACTTAACAACAAATAAAACTAGTTTTACCTACTAATTACTTTAGCATTTTTTACCGCCTCCGCCTTTACCGCCTTTACCTTTTTTCATAGCCATCTGGATCACCTCCTTTTTTCTGACATACTTCAATTATAGTATAGCTATGGTACAATCGCGCAAAATTATCTTTACTTCATCGTCGTGAGGACGTTATGGCAATCAGACAAAATCATTTTATAGCTGGTGAGGCAATTTCTCGCAAGCAAATGGATCAAATGGGTATGCCAATCGGCAATCCACACAAACCACCTTTTAAACAAAAGGAAATGCCTTTTATCGTTTCAGCAGTTGCGGCAGCAGGTACAGCCATTACAGCAGCAGGAACAGCTATTGCAGCGGGCGGTGTAATGGCTTCAATGGGCGCAATCGGCACAGCGGCTTTAGCTACCATCGGGGCAATTGGTACAATCGCAGCGGTAGCAGGCACAGCTATGTCGGTAGTCGGAATGGTTACAGGCGATAAGGGTTTAATGAAAATTGGTGCTATCGTAGGTTTAGCTGGTGGCGTTGCTTCTCTTGCATCTGGTGCTATTGCTTCACTTGCTGCCGGTGGGGAGTTTGCAATGGGCACAGCAGGTATTCAATCAGCTAACGCGGCTAATGCTGCAAGCGCGGCAGCTCAAACAGGTTTACAATCAACTTCGTTACTTGGTACGGCAACCAATGCAATCACGCCTAATTTTGCCAGTGGCGCAGTGCAAGCGGGCGCAACACAGGGTATAACTGGTGCAGGTGGCGCGCTTGCGCAGGGCACAGCTAATTCGTTAGGCGTAGTTAATAGCACAGGTAATCTTGTGGCGGGAACTGCGACGGGAACACTCGGAAATGTAGGTGGGCAAATAGGTTCGGGATTACTGCAACCGGCTTTTAGTGGCGCAGGCGTGCAGGCACTTGGGGCAACAAGCACTATAGGTAACGTCACAGGTAATCTAGCAACGAGTGGATCGTCGGGCTTCTTCGGTAAACTTGTCGCAGACATGACACCAAAAGACTATTTGCTAATGGGGGGCTCAGTGGTATCTGGTGCAATGAACGAAATGGATAAAAACACTGCTAACGTCAATGCTCAAAAACAGTATGAATATCAAAAGGCAATTAGGCAGCGGAAAATAACTAATCTCAATGCAACACCACTCACATAGGTATAAGCAATGGATATTCAAACAGATAAGCCTACAGGCAAAATGACTAATCAAATGCTAATCGATATCACTAATAATATCGAAAGCAAAGTATCTCCCGAAAACAAAAAGAAGTATAGAAATGCAGTTATAGCGGCAGATACCATGCTATTTGATCCTAAAACCCATGCTAATATGCAACTTGTAAAGAATCCAGCGTCACGCATTACACCTGTAAAGACAATTAGCACAGGTGTGGCAGGGTTAATGTGGATTCTATACCAGCAAAGTAAACGGTCTATGAGCGCTGAAGTATTAATCTTTAGCGCCACCACGGTTATTTGCCATGTCTTAGACTTTGCAGAGCGCGGTTTAAAAATGGAAATCACACCCGAAATCATTGCTCAAACAGTTCAACAGGCAAGTGAGAAACTATTTGAGAAGATGGGAATTACTGCCGAACAACTACGTGAAGCCATTAATCAAGGTAAAAAAGAAATCGACGACTATCAAACGCATCAAGATTATTTAAGTAATAAAATGCAAGCAGTCCGAC